CGTCTGTGAAAAAGGCGCAGCCGTCAATAGCAGGGGCGTAAATAAATCAATGCGATTGTTGTCCAATGTTCGGGAAATGACCATGGACAAGTGCGAGTTTTACGAACCGATGGGAGAAGGCACATTTGGCACAAAACGGTATAAACCCAATATTAGTTTTGATAATTTGGATTGGTATTATAAACATAACGATTTAAAAAATATAGCCCATGTCCCCCGCGTTTAAGATATTGTCTTAACCTACCATGCGCACTTCTTATAATCTAGAATACCAATAATGCTTATATTGCGAATATGGAAATAAGAAATTATACGGAATGGGGCGATTTATGCATTATGTCAGTGGCTATGATTTAATTGATTTATGGGTGAGCATTGAGCAAATACTGACACCGACGGAATTTAAAATATTTGTAATGCGTTATAAGTACAAGATGACTCAGACACAGATTGCCGAAAAATACAAGATTAGTCACCAAGCGGTTTGCAAAAGATTGCAGAAAGTTAATAAAAAATTGAAGTTTGGGTTGCAATAGGGTTGAATTTGTCACATGGATAAGTAGGGGAGTGTGTATGAATAAGAAGGCAAGAGAAGATGCCTTAAAAAGACCAGCCTTTCAAAATTGGTTATATGTAGATCAATTGCCAGAAAATCCCACAATATCACAATTAGAAAACTTAGAAAAATATCATATCGAAATAGAACCATCAGAGCGGATACAACTTCATGATTATAAAGGGGAAAGGTATGATGTGAGAGAAATAGATTTTCCGTTTGAGTGGTTTGACGAGCAATTATTTTATGATCCATTTATAGCGCAGGGTAGATATGATATTTTACCCGAACAAGAGCGCACGTATGTACAGGGTAGAGATTGGACAATAAATGCCTAGGGGCGGAGCAATGAAACGATTGATAGTCATATTGATAATAGTTTTGATGTCGCAAATTGTGATATCAAGTTGTGCTACATTACCCCGACCCCGCGTCTACAAAGATATTAATATCCCTGAAGTGGTTATCTGTAGCGAGATTCGCGGATATGGGGATTACACCGAAAAGACTGAGCTGCTATCTGGCGAGAGATTCTATATATATGCCCCGCTGAATAATGTTAGTGTGATGACCGAAAACGATAAAATCAGATATGTATACATAGAGATAATGTTATCGATTATCGGACCGGGTGGAGAAATTATTCAGGAACCTACCGTTGAGATGTATGGCCGGCAAGATTTAATGAAAGAGTCTAAATCGAATGAATTGTATTTTTATATGGATTTTATCGTATTGCCGGCGGTAGTAATGGGAGAATATCAGTTTATTTTGCAGGTGACAGATTTAATAACTGGTAAAAGTAGCAGCGGTATGGGGACATTGAGAGTTGTACCACACAGTTGTTAAGGAGAGCAGGAGTTGCAGCCAGCTTGCATAAGACCAGGTAAACCCGCTCCGGATGAGCTCAGTATAGTTGTTAATATAATCGGCTCATAATTGGTTCATATGGCTCATAGCGAAAGGTTGATATGCCTAGAAAATGTACTGTATGTGTTTCTTTAGAGAGAGAAACTGCAGAAAAGTTGCATCTTGAAGGTATGTCGTTATGGGAAATATCGAAACAAACGGGACTGTCGAAACAGGCGTTACATCGGCATTTTGCCAATGGACATATGAGTAAAAAGCTGCAGAAGTCTGAGCAAGCGCAAGAGGTTATTAATGCTGATAGCCTGGTGAAGGAGTTGTCGAGATACAAGGCCGAGGTACAATCGATCTTTGATATGGCTAGGCAAGAAGGTAAAAGCGCAATAGCGTTAAGCGCTGTTGACAGGTTAGTCAAGTTGGTTGAGACGATGGGTAAACTGCTGGGGCAATTTGCTGAGACGCAAGTCAATGTCAATGTATTAATGCAGGGATCGGAGATATCAATATTCATGCAGCAAAATCACCCAAGAGTCTGGGGTGAGCTGGTTAATCACCTGCGAGACAAATATTATGAGGGACGTTGATGTTGAGGCGCTTAAAGATGCAGACTCAGCGGTATTCTTTGAGCAGACTGCGGGAGTAAGTCCTGATAAATACCAGCGGCAGATACTGGAGTATAAAGGCAGTCGGCTGATACTTAATTGTACCCGTCAATGGGGCAAGAGCCTAACGGTAGCGGGTAAGGCGTATCGGTTGGCTAAGTACAACTCTGGGTTTCTGGCATTGATATTGTGTCCGTCTCTACGGCAATCAACGGAGATATTTCGCAAAATCCTGCATATGAGCGCCGAAGACAAGACAGCACTCAAGAAGATTGAGGATAGTAAGCAATATGTAACAATGGCGAACGGTAGCAGGATTATCAGTTTACCGGATAAAGAGGGTACAATCAGGACGTACTCCGGCGTTGACTTGATAATCATTGATGAGGCATCGAAGGTATCGGAAGAGTTATTTTATGCGGTGTTACCGATGCTGGCGGTTAGCGGTGGTGCATTGTATTTGATGAGCAGTCCATATGGTAAGCGTGGATTTTTTCACCGTGAGTGGACAAATGGCGATGCAGAATGGCAACGATATCAGATTACAGCACGCAGAGATGTGCTCTCGCGTGAGTTATTGCAAGGGTTGAGTCCCCCACCCCTGGATGCCGTAAGTGATGAGTGCATGCGCATCCCTGAGAAGCATTTAATCGAGGTTATTCACAAGATGCCCCTGCAATGGTTTTTACAGGAGTATTATTGCGAGTTTACGGAGCCGGAGTATCAGTTGATACCATACGATTTGATTAAGGCGGCATTGGTGGACGGAGTTGAGCCGTTTCGAAAGGATGTTGCAAACGATGAGATCAGACCCTTTTTCAGATAATGAGGGCACAGAAGTCCGGTCAATTAGCGACACTATATACTTGGCTGGATTAGATTTGGGACAAGCAAACGATTATTCGGCGCTTACCATTGCCGAGAAACAGATAACACGGCAGCAGGGCAAAATATGGAGCAAGCTCAGCATCAGTCATATGGAGCGGTTCGATATAGGCACATCGTATTATAATATTGCAGAACAGATCACAGGCTATTTTGAAGACCCGCGACTCAAGATACGAGGCAAACTGATAGTTGATCAGACCGGTGTCGGGAAACCGGTTATGGATATACTCCGCAAGTTCGGGATGCGACCTATTGGGATAACGATTACCGGTGGATACGATGTTAATGAAGACGGGCATGGCGGTTTCAATGTACCGAAACGTGATCTTGTATCGTCATTGGTAAGTATGTATTACGGCAATCTTATATCGATCATGAAATCATTAAAAGCGGTTGAAGAGTTCAACAAAGAGCTACAGCATTTCAGTGTCAAGCAAAATCGGCGGGGATATGAGACATTCGAGCCTGATGAAGACAACATACATGATGATCTTGTAATCAGCGTTGCATTGATGGCCTGGTACTCGCAATATTTCGATAGGAAGAGAATTCCAGGACACGGAAAGCCGTGGATTAAAGACGAAGAAGCAAACAAGTTTGATCCGCTAGGGAATAGGTAATGATTGAGTTAAGTGTATATAACAGGATGATCAGACGGCGCGATATTTTAAAGGCGGCAAGAACGCCATATGAGACGGACTGGAAAGAGATTGCACAAAATTTGTATCCGCGGCGGGAGTTTCTTAATCTAAAACCGACAGAAGGTACACGTGTAGGGACACACATATATGATACTGCTGTAGTTGATTATTTCAACAAAGAGTCCTATGGATTTCAAGGGTACATAGTATCGGCGTCAATTGATTGGTTTGATATGGCGTTTGTTATTGATGAACTCAATCGCAATAAAGAGGCGCGCGAATGGTTAGATATCGTTGTCGAAAGATTGTATGAGCGGTTTCGTGATAGCAATTTTTATGATGCGATACATGATTACATCCGTAACGGATTGAGTTTCGCAACCGCAACAATGTATTGTGAAAATTATCCGGAAGAGCGGACGATTAATTACGAAAACTATCACCCCATATCAATCATTATATCTGAGGACAGGCGGGGCGTTGTAGACACAACGATTCGGGAATTTGAATTACCCGCGTATGAGGCAGTGCAGTTTTTCGGCGAGCAGAATTTGAGCGAACAAGTTACAAACGATACATGGAAAGTAGAGACTATGGATAACAAGCATAAGTTTCTGCATTTTGTTTTTAAACGCAATGATGATTTTTACAAACCGACAACCGTACCAGCGGCCATGCCATGGGTGTCTGTATACATCGAGGCCGAACACCCGAAGGATGAGGAGAGAGTAGCGCGGGAGAAGGGATACTATGAGAATCCGTATGCTACATGGAGATATGACAAAGTAAGTCCGTATTTCTACGGTCGTGGGCCTGCACATGATGCATTACCCGATATTGTATTGCTTAATGATTTTGCGAAGGCTGCAGCAACGATGATACAGAAGCAGGCAAATCCGGCTATTCTTGCCCCTGCCGAACATCTGGGAAGACTGCGAACCGGCCCCGGAGGTATCAATTATTATGAAAACCTTGCGAATGAGCAGATAAAGGTAATCAATGATACTGGTAATTATTCGTCAGTTAAAGATTACATACAGGACAAGCGAGAGAATGTTAAGAACCTGTTAATGGTAGATTTTTTTCTGATGCTTGCATCGGCTGACCGGACAAAGACAGCCTATGAGGTTAGTGAGTTAAAGGGTGAAAAGGCTGCTGTCATGGGTACGGCGGTCGGACGGTTTGAATCTGAGTGTCTCGATCCGTTGATTAATCGTACATTCCGCATAGAGTACGAAAACGGCAGGCTACCACCCATGCCAGGTATTGTTAGACAGTATGGGGGTGAAGGTATCAAAATCGATTACACTGGCCCACTTGCACGGATACAGAAGCAATTATTCAAGAGTAATCCGATTACTCACAGCCTAGCCGCACTTGGCAATCTTATGGAGGTTTTCCCTGGAGTTGGTGATTTAATCAATTCCGATGAGGCTGGCAGGGTATTGCTCAATGCTTACAATGCGCCACAGAAGATTATCCGCGACGAGGAAGAGGTAAGAGCTATCCGGGAGGCAAAAGCGAAAGCACAGGAAGAGCAAATGAAAATGGTACAGGCGAAAGAGGCTGCTGATATGGTCGAGAAACTTGGTAAAAAGGTCGAACCAGGATCACCAGTTGAGGCATTGATAGCGGGGAATAAATGATTGATCCGAAACTGGCACGGACAATAAGACGTGGGTTTGAGACTGCCGAGGGGCAAATAGCATTACAGTTTTTGCTAACTACAATGGGGTATTTTGATGTCAACGAGAAAATAGATGTGGAGAGGGCGGCATTGCGTAACTATGCGTCACGGCTGATGGAATGGCTAGGGTTTACTGACGAAAGATATGTCGGTGATTTTGTGAAACCGCGATTTGTTCAGGCATTAATGAAAGAATTGCCGTATCCGGAAAAGGGAAAGAAGAAACATGCCAAAGGCATTTCTTGAATGTAAAAAAAGGGGAGGTCATATTCGCACTATTAAGCACGGTAAGAATAAGTATCAACATATTTGTTACATAAATGGTAAGAGTTATGCGGGAGAAGTAAAAACTAAGAAGAAGAAGGAGAAATAAAAATGTTAGCAGCGGACGCAAGAGCAGCGGCATGGATTATCTGGCTTACAGACTTGGCGGCAGATACCAGGTTGCGAGCTCATCAGCGGGCAAGGATTACGGCCTATTTAACGAAACTTGGGGGAGCGACCACAACGAAACGCGAAGACTTAGACATGGCTGGTATACACAACGAGTTTCTCAGAAAAGTAAAGAACTAAAATCCAATATTTGAGAGGATGATATGGGTGACATAGCGAATACAGACGGGAGCGGAGACCTTCCGATATTTTCGGAACAGCTCCCAGCAGAAGTAAGAGACGATGCGAAGTCTCAGGAGTTACTGAAAGAGTTGAAGGATGTACCTCATCTTTTTCAGAGTTACAAAGACCTTAAAGGTTCATCTGAGGGCATGGTTAAACTGCCGACAAAAGAGTCTTCAGCAGAAGAGTTACAGGGATTCTTCAAAAAGCTAGGCAAACCTGACAGGGCCGAGGACTATGACGTTAAACCGATTGAGGCCGGAGATGAGATTGAAGGATCACAGGAGTTTGTGGACGGTTTCAAGGCGCAGGCGTTTAAGTTGAACCTGTCGAAAGGGCAGACTGAGCAGCTTTATAACTGGTTTATTGAGGGTGTGAAGAAGAACTATGACCTGCAGGCCGAGACTTTCAAGAAAGAAAGTGCTGACGCGCACAAGAAACTGCGGGATTTATGGGGGGCGGATTACTCCAAAAAGATGGATAACGCCAAGAAAGTCATCCTAAAATATGCTCCTGATGATCTGAAAGAAGAGCTTAAAAAGTCCGATTTCAAGAACGATCCACAGCTTCTGGTGTTACTGTCGAGGATCGGTGACGCTATCGGTGAGGATGTGCTTATAGCGGGTACGACCAGCACGGGACCGGTGACAGAAGAAGAAAAAGATCAGGCACGATTGAAAGCGAAATATCCAACAATGTTTGAGGATTAAGGAGGGTAGCGATGGCCTGCACGGTAGGCGCTGAAAGATGCCAGCTTGGAGTTAAAAAGGTATGTGTTAAGAAACCCAAAAAGGACAATAGCGGTTATTACACCACATGGCAAAGTACTGGTGTTCCGTGTGTGCCGCCAAAAAAGAAAAAGAAATAAATAGCATTTTCAGAAGTACAGGCTCGTTGAGCCTATACCCGAAACCTGAAAGATTGAAGTCCAGTCTTTCGTGATAAGTTTTGGGAGCCTGTATGTTGATATTATGAAGCCAGATGCCTACCAATGGAGACTATGGGGGAATAATAGAGACATGCGGGGGTACTGAATAAGTCCGAAGGGGTAAACGTCAATCTCTCAAGGAGATAGGGAAGTAACTATTTCTTAGGGAGAAGACAATGGCTGAAATTGAGGTAAACAGATTCGGGCTTGCAGAACTTGCAAACCGAACTCACAACGGCGTGATAATCGATCTCGCCAACGAACTCACCAAAGTAATTCCCGCCCTGGTTGACGCTCCTTTCAAGGAGGCGAATGATATTTTTAGCCACCGAGAAGGGAAAGTTGCCGTTCTGCCGACCGTTTCAAAACGTGGGCTGAATAAGGGAGTAGCACCATCAGCCGCACAGAGCGAACCGATAACATGGGAAATGACGATTGTTGAGGCTCTGAGTGAGATTGATGAGCTTGCCCTTGATGGTGTCAAGGACAAAGCGGGGCAAAGGGACCAGGAAGACAGCCTGTTCGTGGAATCGATGAAACAGGAATTCGGTCGTCAGTATTTCTATGGTGACCATTCCACCGATATTAAAGAGCTTAACGGTCTTATGACGCTTTATAACGACCTGGCTCTTGATAATGTTGTCGGATGCGGTGGTGGTGGCGCTGATGTCACTTCACTCTGGTTTGTGCAGTATGGTTTTGACGGTGTTTTTCTGTTCTATCCGCGTGGTCACGAAACTGCGGGTGTTGAAGAGATTGACAAGGGTCTTGAGCGATGTGAAAGCTCAGCCGGTTTTTATCTTTACAAGTGGGTAACGCAGTTTAGGCTCCGCTGGGGTCTTGCTATAAAGAATGACAAGTGTGTCCAGAGGGTTTGTAACATTGAATCCGCCGGCGCAGCAAACCTGCTTGATGAAGATATCATGATTGGTGCTTATAACCGTCTGCCCGATCCGAGCAAAGCGGTTATTTATTGCAACGGCACGGTCAAAACGCAGCTTGACGTAATCGCAAAAGACAAGCCGACTCTTGTACACGTAGAGAATGATCCGTTCGGGCGTCCGGTGACTTATTTCTGGGATGTTCCGATCAAGAAGTTTGATTCTATCCTAAACACCGAAACTGCGGTGACATAAGGAGGTGACAAAATGATTACCGATGCGTTAATGATTCTTGAAGAAGACATGGGAATGCCGAATGCTACTGAAACTGCCGCTACGAATATCCTTGATATGCAGGCTGCTGGTGTTGCGGGTAGTGGCAAGCTCTTTGTTGTCGGGATTGTAACCAAGAGTGCAACCCTCAGCACAAGCGTAGCCATGGCTGTGTATGCTGATGATACCGATGGCGCGACTACCAAGATATTTACCGGCGAAGTGATTCTTACGGCTGCTGCGACAAAGGGTAAAGTGCTTGGTTGTTTTGCACTTCCGCCCGATGTCGGTCGATATATCGGAGCTTCTCTGATAACCGCTGGTGCTGGTGCAAATGCTGGTACAGCTACATTGTTCGTCACGAATCATCCGGTGAAGTCGAATTAACTGATTCAAAAATTACAGGGAGTCTTCGGGCTCCCTGATTTTAAAGGGGTAACGGAGTTGAAATAATGAATTTAACGCCAAAACTTGGAAGAAATGGTTGTTTGCTTGTAACCGATCTTACTGCACAGACGGGCAATTGGAACGCAATCCAGGCAGTTGAGGCTACTGTATTTTCCGTATTGACCGGTGATTACGACCTGGGGGCTGGAAGTGCATTGGCTGATGCATCCATAACTGCAGGTGTAATAATCTACGGGAATTTCACAGCGTTTACTCTAGCGTCTGGCGCTGTTGTCGCGTATAACGCACAATAAGAATCGGTAAATAAATTTAAGGGGTAAACCAATGAAAGTATTATGTAAAGAAACCTGTATTGCTTCAGACATGGGACTTGGTTATTGTTTCGAGGGGAAAATTTATGAAGTGGGTTCAAGGGTTGCTATCAACCCCCATTTCAAGAAACTAAAATCTCCGAAAGCAGAGATGGCAGACCTGAAAAAGGAAGAGCCTCAGAAGGAATCTCCAGTAGAGGAAGTTATCAAAGAGCCGACAGAGGATAAAGAATAATGGCCATATCGGATACTGCTATATGTAACATAGCTTTGTTACACGTTGGCGGTGGCAGGATACTGTCTCTGGGAGATGAGACATCTGAAGAGGGCGTTGCATGTGAAATTTTATATCAGCCAACGGTCGATGAAGTACTATCATCGGCTCCCTGGTCGTGTGCAACTACAAGAAGGGCACTGGCGTCCCTTTCTGATGATATTATCGGTGAGGACTTTGCTTATTCCTTTCAATTGCCGAGCACACCTTATTGCCTTTTGCCTCTTGATATGATTGGTGCGGAAAAAGCCGAATGGAAGGTTGAGGGTAGAGTTTTATATACCAATCAAAGCGAAGTTAATCTACGTTTTGTACAGAGACTAACTGATCCTTCGCGGTTTGATGCTCTCCTTGTTAAAGCAATATCATATAGACTGGCCGCTGATCTCGCTGTCGATCTCTCTGAATCTAGAGCCAATAGACAAGATATGCTGGTGCTTTATGAGGCGCAACGGAAGAAAGCCTTAATCATTGATGCTAAGCGGAGGGGGCAGGATCAGGATACTGCATTATTTATTGATTCGGGTAGATAAATGCCGAAACAAAAAAAAGTATTTACGGATTTTAGCGGGGGTGAATGGTCGTCAAAACTTGAAGGCCGGATTGATGCGCCTGGATACTACAAGAGTTGTAGGATACTTGAGAACTTTATCATAGCCGGTCAGGGTGGAGCAGAGAGACGGCCAGGGACTGTTTTTGTAGCCAACGGCAAGACGGATGCCGATACGGTGCGTCTCATACCGTTTGAGCTTGCTTCCGGTAACTATGTACTTGAGCTTGGTGATGAGTACATGCGATTTTACAAGGATCATGCTCAATTAGAGGATGCTGGCAACCCTGTTGAGATAGTCACTCCCTGGGCTAAAGAAGACTTGTTTGCAATCAAGTATGTACAGACAATAGATGCAATGTATTTTGTGCATATTGGATACCAAGCACAAAAACTCACATGGACAAGTGATACTGTCTGGAATATAGCGAATGTTGCATGGGCGGGAGCGGGATGTCCAGAGTTTACGACTGCCGACAACAGACCTGGGGCAATAGGGTTTTTCCAACAGAAAATGTATCTGGCCGGTACAAATAACAAACCCCAATACGTATGGACTTCCATAGCAGGTTCCTTTGAAGATTTTAATTCAACAGATGGACTAACCCTTATGATGGCTTATAACAAAAGAATCAAGATACACTGGCTTGCTTCAAAACAACAAGTAGTTTTCGGTGCTACAAAAGGTGAGGGTGTTCTTGACGGTGGCGGTGCCCCAATATCAAAAGACAATATGCCTGATCTTGCCGTTTTCCCAATAGGTAATGCCAATATACAGGGCATTGTTGTCGGTGACGTTTTCGTTTCATTCCACAAGGGATTAAAGAAAGTCCTGGCATTTCAATACAGCAATGACGTACAGTCGTGGAAACCGATTGACCTTACCTTTATGTCTTCTCACATACTCGGTGATGGCGTTGTCGAAGCCGACCTGCAAACTGATCCTGATACTATTTTGTGGTGCGTAACGTCTGATGGGCAGCTTGTAGGGTTTACCTATGAATCGGGCTCAACAATGTCATGGCATTCTCATCCGATAGGTCAAACCCTTGACGGCAATGACAAAGTAGAAAGCGTTGCAGTTATAACAGGTGATACTGAAGATGAAATCTGGGTATCAGTAAAAAGGACTATCAACAGTGTTACAAAACGGTTTGTCGAATATTTCAAGCCGCGTAGTTTCGGAAGCGATCAGACCGATTGTTATTTTGCTGATTGTGGATTTTCGGTAGATGGTGGAGCTGCCAAGTCAATAACGGGTTATACACAGGCTGATCCCGTTGAAATAACTGCTGCCGCCGCGCATGGTTTCGGTGGTGGTGAGCATGTTAGATTTACGGATATTGAGGATGTGGATGATGGATATGTCGATTATACGACCTTCATAGAGATTGATGAAGAAGGCGATATAGCCATTGTGGCGGATACCATTACGGTTACTGGTTTACCGCGGAACAAAAAGGGATTGGTATATAAAAACGTAGGTCTTGAATATTTAGACGGAACGTTTGAATACAAGTTCCATTTTAAAGCTACAGGGACATGGACTGCGGGGGGATCATTAATATGTATTTGGGGGGCGGCGACAGAAGCTAAACATTTGAGCGAAGTTCTGGCTGATAATGAATATGAAATTGGCGTTATATTTAGGCGGCGTGCCCCGGAAGACGGCGGTCTTTATAAATTCCAATTGTGGGAGCTGTATAACGGTGAATATCAACAACCTAATAGCACCCAGGATTATGCTCTGAATACGGATTATTACCTTAAAGTAACAAGGGACGAGACTGTTGATGGTGAACATAATTGCGGTGTACTTAGTTTGTCAATCTATTCTGATGCCGGCTATACCACCCTTCTTGAAACCTTTGAAATCGATTTACATGACAAAATCGATTACAGTTATTTGTTTGCAGTACAGAACTGGTATGATGATTGGGTAGACGAAGCCACCTTCACCCACACCCTGTTAGAAGGCCCGCTGGGCAGACAATCATTAAACAATCAAGTATATGTGGTTGCAAACCCGGCAGGGGCTACGTTTGATTTACATGATGAAGACGGTAATACCATTAATGGATTCTTGGTTAATCAGTATGTAAGCGGTGGGTTTTATCAAGAAGTGTATATAACGCTAGGCTTAGGGGGAGAACTGGCTTATGCAAAAGGAGAAACTTTCCAAATACTTGCTGATGGTGCTGCACATCCAGATAAAACTGTAGACGCAACCGGTGTTGTTAAACTCGACAGATTTGCCAATAAAATTCACGGGGGACTTGGCTATAAGTCAAAACTTAAACCAATGAGGTTGACGCCGGCCGGTGTCAAGAAGGCCGCATTTAAAGCAATTGTACGAGTATATGACTCTCTGGGTTGTAAAATAGGACGGTCTGAAGATACACTAAAAGTGATTACGTTTAGATCGGGTGATGATCCTATGGACAGCGCTCCGCCGTTGTTTACGGGAGACAAGATAAAGATACTTACATATTCATGGGATACTGACGGCGATGTCCTGATAGTGCAGGATCAACCATTGCCGCTGAATATAGCAGCGTTGATAGTTGATATCGAGGTTAATGTAATATCGTAAAGATGGAGGGCAGAAAATGTGGGGTTTATTGGCAAGTTTGTTTATGGGTCTTATGGGAATGGCGCAATCTTCATCCGCCCAGAGCGAACAGCAGGAATTATCGCAAGAACAATGGGAGATGACACAGAAAGAAAAACAAGCAAAATATGAATCTGATATTGCCACTTATGAATACAATATTGGAGCAACGGGAGAAGATATTGAATACATGAAGGGGCAAAAGGAATATGCGCTTGGTGAGTGGGGTCGCCAAACGGAAGAATATAATCGAGCGCAACGGGAAACTTATGGTGCTTCTGGTGCTGTTGTGGGTGTGGGCACACCCCTTGAAGAAATGGAAAAACAGGCTCAGCATCAAGAATTAATGGCAGGCCAGCTATCCGAAAAGTTTGAAAAGACAATTACAGGATTAGAAGAACAAAAAAGTTATTTAGAAGAACAAAAAGGGAAAACAGAATCGTTAGTTGAAGAATTATGGCCCACTGAAGAAGAGGTGGTAGAGGAAGAGGAAGAAACAAGCAAACCCGAGGTTGGTGGTGCATGTGAAGCGGGGCAGACAATGACAACAGGCGCGGGGGGTAATATACAAGAGTGGTATTGTAGCGGTGGCCATTGGGTAAAGAGAAGCGGGGGGAATCAGTGAAAATACCAACCGATCCAAGAACAGTACAGCCTAGCTCAGAAACCACCTTTAAACGCCCTCGATCTACGATTGAATCTGAAAAGTATGCATTGCAGGCTGCAGAAAAGGGTTATGAGCGGCAGATGGCTGGTTATGAAAGTGATCGGATAGCGAGGACGATTAACTTTGTCGGAAACTTGACACAAACGGCTGTTCAGTTTGCCGACAAGCTCATAGAAAATGAAGCAGCCAGACAATTGTCTAATGCTGAGGTGGCTATAGACCAAAAATTCTATGATGTAAAGAAAGATTTGGCAGACAACCCATACGAACAGCAAGAGGTTATCGGTGCAGGGGGGATAGCGCCTGGCGCCCAAGGGCCTCAAAAATTAATCCTGCGGCATGAAAAAGTATGGGGTGAAGCAAAGACAAGGATTAAAGATGAGGTGTTGAAAGATTTAACGAATCCGAGAGCAAAAAAGGTATTTGAAACGAGATATGAAAAGGTTGCTCAGGATTTTGGACATGAATTACAGAACGATGCACGCAAGATTATGCGGGTGCAGCAGAAAGTTGATTTGAATAACAACATTCAATATTGGATTTCCAAGGGTAAGATGAACAAAGTTAATGAGCTTCTTTCTGCCGGACGTGTAACAGGTTTATATAACCCCGAAGAGATTGATACTATCGCCGATAATGCGCGTTCAGCGATTGCGTATGGGATAACAAAATCTGTAGCGTCTTCCCTGCCGTTTGAACAGAGCATGGAATTTCTTAATAGTCCCGATGCGATTAATAAGTTATTGGAGAAAAATGGAGTGTCTGGGGCTGATTTAACGGAAGAAAAAAGAAATGAAATCATAAAAGAATTGGAAGATGACTTAAATAACAAACTTGCTAAAGAAGAAAAGGCCAAGAAAGAATATATATCTAAAACTAATAATGATTTTGTAAAGAAATTTGCGACTGATTATGATTTGAAAGAACTTAAAAAAGAAGTACTTGCCTCTAAACTTGATCCAATCGGACAAGGTGGTAAACAATGGTGGATAGATAAAATTGCCGCAAAATCAAAAACTGATGTTAATGCGATAGAAGCAAATAAAAAACAAATAGCATATAACGCCGAATATGATCGGATTAAAAATGTGATTGATGAGGTTATTGAGTCTGGCGAAACAGACAAAATTGATAAAACAATTGATAAAATAAATACATCAAAGTTGAGGGAATGTGATCAGGATATTTTCAATGCACGGATTAAGAATTGGGGCAAGGGAATTGAAAAAGACATAAGATTGGATGAATATGTAATAGCTGGAGAAAAAATCAAAAGCGGAGAAATAACAAGGATATCACAAATTACAAATAGTAAAGATTATGAACATTTGTCGATCGATGATATTAAAAAACTTGAAAGCTCTATTAAGGCAAAAATAACGGCTGACAATCCTAACTATGTAAATGATCTTGATAAGAAAGCAAAATTAGACCGCATGATATTACAAGGCAGGAAGGATGATGCTCAAGATTTCTTAAATAATAATCTAGGTGCTGATAAAGAAGGTAATCCCGGAATCAGTTTGAAAGAAGCGGGTAAATATCAAGATGATCTTAATAAAGAAAGGGAGGCGGCTTTAAAGAATGCGACGAAGGAGGGTATCGAGCTTATAGACAATACATTTAAAAACATGATAAAGGTTGCTGAGAATCCCAAAGATAAGTTTGATATTGAGACAGCACAAAAACGAATGGTAACAAAATACCGGGAAATGATTACAGATGATATGGAGCCTGATGAGATTATACAGAAAGCAAAGAAAATAATTGATGAAGAGCAGGTCGCTAATATAACAAAACTGCTTACTGATGCTCATGATAGTTGGATGGGAAAAGAAAAGAAAACAGCAAAAGTAATGGAAAGGGTAAAAACTATAGGATTGAATGATAATGAAAATAAACAATTTGTTGAATTCATGGGTGAACAACCAGAAAAAGTTGCTAGAGATGAGGCTGGGGATTTGAATTATTTGTATAAGGATATGGTCTACAAATTTGTAGATGGAGAATTAAAGAAATACAAGGGTGGGAAATGGCGAAAAGTCAAACAATAGAAATGCCACCCGGCGTGTTATTTAATGATGAATCATCTGATATTGAAATGCCACCCGGGATTTCCTTTGATGAAGAAGGGGAGAGGCCTATCACTGAACCTTTATTGTCTTCTCCAGAAGCGGATAAAATATATCAACATGCTGAACTGATGCTAAAATCGGAAAAAGAGAAAAAGAAAATCGAGAACTCTTTAATCCTCGCGCAAGTTATGCAGAAAGACCCGTCTTATATATATCAGAATCACGATGTAATCATAGACAAAATGAAAGAACTGGATGAGCAGACACCGGACATCGGCCCAGTTGAAGCTTTTGTAAAATCATTTACGCAGAGTATGGCCGGTAAATATGCAACGGTAGCAAGAGGCGCTACAGCTTGGACTCCACTTAAAGGATTTGGAACTGATAAACTGGCTCTTGCAGTATCGGATTATCTGGAAGGTTTACGCAATCCGAAAGTGAAGAAAGAGACCGAACAGTTACTTGCTGGTAAATTGTGGCCGGTGCGGACAGGTGAGAAGTGGTATAACGTCGATGCAAAGATGATCCCGCAGGTTACAACAAACTGGGCGGCACAAGTAGGAGATCAGATTCCCATAATGCTTATTACTCTCGGCGGTAGGCTGGGAAGTAAACTTATTGGTCGGCTGGTAGGAACCGCTATTGGTGCAGCTACGCTAGGCCCTGATCCGACAGATACCGTTACTGTACCAGCCTTATCAAAAGCAACGGAAAAGTTTATACAAATTGCCGGAACTGCGACTCCTCTCATATCACTCGAAACAGCAAATTACATGGATGCTGCTAGGGAATACGGAATAGACGCCGATTTATCAGAGAAATACGGAAGATTTTATGGGTTGGGGGCTGGGGTTATTGAATATTCTCAGAACATGTTTATGCTTGCTCCATTCAATAAAATGGGTGCACAGGCAAAGAAGAAAATATTGCGACGAATACTGGAAGAGGCCGGAGGTGATGTATTCGAAGGTGTAGAGGAATTCACACAACAAGCTTTACAAAACTATTTTACAAATAAAGCAATCGATGAAATGAGAAAGCGGAACCCAGAATACAATGCAGAGAAAATCCCGATAACTGCCGGAGGTGGTAAATCCTTTCTGGCGGCCGCCGGTGTGGCAGCGATTACAAGGGGGGGCGGACATATATCGGGTACAGTATACAATAAATTCAGCGCTTACGAAAAAAAGCAAGTCGGTGTAGCTGGTGTTAAACCGGTTACAAAAGCACAGGAAGAAGCGGCAAAAAGTTATATTGAAAAAACGGAAGAATTTAAGGAAAAACCTGTTTCAACGGTTGCTGAAACTGAAGAAGATATTGCGGAAAAAGTACTTGAAACTAGGGAACTGCCAGAAGGTACTTATATACATGGCAGAGATAAACGGTTTAAATTTGGAGAAATGGGTTCGGTTTTATTAACGAAGGACATAGAAACAGCAGAAAGCTATGCTGGAGATGAAGGCGAAATATGGTTGATATCTCCCAAAAAGGGTACGCGGGTAGTTGATTATAGCAATAGACATACTGCCGATATGGATACGCTTATTAAAACTATGAAAGAAATGGGGGATGTTCCAGATATAATAGCCGGAGACATTTCAAGTGCCACAGGAGTAGATTTCAATGATGTGACATGGGAAGTTGCAGAACCATATATCAGAGAAGCATTTGCACCAGAAAGCATTATCGATAGCGCTGAAGCGTTTGAATCTGAATGGAGCGAATGGGCAGCACTAGGTATTGGTGATTATGAGAATATTTCAATTATAAAAACTCCTGATGGTGCTGTCGTTTATGATTTGAATAACATAAACAAGATAGAATTAAGGGATAAAACCCAACCAAAAATCGAAAAGGGGGAAGAGAAGTCAATCAAGAAAACCCCCGAAAAAATAGAATCGAAAACCATAAAAGAGCAGCCATATTTCATTGAGCGCCAAGAACTTGCTAAAAAGATTGAGGATGTCAAACTTCGTAATGAGATACAGATAGGCAAAGCCAAAATAGGAGATTTTATCGGGAAAGAAAAAGCAGCAAAGGTGTCTGGCAAAAAGATTGAAGAAGCCGCACGGAAAGGCGTTGTTACTGGTAAAAAGATAGGTACGGTAAAAGAGAAGGCAAGAAAAGCGGAACTTGAAATCCGGGCAAAAGAAAAGAAAGCCGTTAGAACATATATAACAAAACTCGCAGGGCATATCTCTAAAGAACCGGGTAAAGGCATTGATTTTTATTACAGAAAAGCGATAGAGACGATACAGTCTGGCATTGATCCCCTTTTCCGTACAGAAAAAACATTACAGAAGCGAGAACGTATAAGGCAGTTTTTGAAAGAACATCCAGAAAGAATCGAAGATATGCCGAAGAAGACTCTTCAGACAATTGAAAAGAAATCCATGGATGAGATGAGTATTTCAGAATTGGAGGGGATCGCTGAGGAGGTTGAACATCTAAGGAAGCAGGGCAAACTAAAACAGCAAATAAAAGACAATCAGCACAAGAAACGGATCGGTACAGACGTCAGAGAGATGACAAGCGAGGTATTAAGCGGCGAGGAAATAAGTAAAGAGGCAAAGCCGATTGTTGCATCTACGACAAAGGAAGGCAGGCTTAAAAAAGCGCCGAGATTCGTAAGAGCTTTCACATTGAGACCGACACGTATATTTCATAAGATATTCGGTGGCGATAAAACTACCGGATACAAACGATTTGTTGATGAAGAAAATAGGGCGGTTGATCAGGAGTTAAGGGAGACTGACAAGAGAACAGAAGCGGTTAAAAAAGAGATGGCCAAATTGGATATAACTTCCCGAGACCTTGCGAAAACAAGAAAGATAGACGGCACAAAATATACAATTGATGAAATGATTGATATTTATGCGGGTTTTAAAAATCCGTTAAAACAGATTGCTATTATCTATGGCAATAAGATCAACGAAAAAACAGCAGATAAAATAATAAACGCGCTTTCTGATAAAGAAAAAGCCTTCGCCGATTTTATTATCAAAGAATACGAAAACCGATATCCTGAACTTCGGAATGCACATATCGAATTCCGCAATGAAGACTTGGGCCATGAAGAGAGTTATACACCGATCCGCCGGCAGGAAATAGAATATAAAACGCTGGATGCAGAGCTGGCTGATGAATTATTACATAAAACGCATCTCAGGAAAGCGTACGCTGCGAGGGGATTTACAAAGGCAAGGGTGGAAATTCCGAAGCAATTTCAAAAACCGATACGTTTGGGATTATATGCAACATGGTTAGATCAGGCTCCAAAACAGGAGCATTACATCAGCCATGCGCAATTGGTTAAAGAATTACAGGCGATATCTCACAATAGCACATTTCAGGAAGCGGTTAAGCAAGAATACGGTAACGAATATCTTGAGAGAATAAACAACTATGTCGACCGGATAGCAGACCCCCTTGTTTACAGATCATTTCACGGGCTCGAAAATGTATCAAGGATGCTACGACAGCATACAGCAATGGCATATCTTGCATATAATCTTGTTACTATGGCAAAACAGTTGCCTTCTGTTATGCTTTACTTACCACATTCGGGACCTACGCATTTAATTGGTGCAGCCCTAAAATTTTCTACGAATCCCTTTAAAACGATCCGGGAAGTGAACGAAAAAGACCCGCAGATGAAACACAGATCAATTGAACGGGAGCTCGAAGAATTCAAACAGATGAACAAGCCTGGATATGAAAGGGCTCTCAAGAAGGTTGGAAAAACCGGTATGGTCGGTATTTATGCAATGGACAAAATCGCAACGACAATCGGCTGGTATGCGACATATAGTAAAAATATACAGATGGGTAAAAGTGAATCGGTGGCTGTTCGAGCGGCACAGAAAGCCACACTCGAAACACAACCGGCAGCTCATGTTAAAGATGTTGCTGAACTGTACGCAACAAGCGAGTATGTCAATCTCTTTACGCAATTCAGTAATCAATTGAATCAAATATACAATATTACAACATACGACATCCCGAAATATTTTAAAGAGCATGAATATTACAAGGCATTATTGGCGACAACGGGGCTTAGTATAACCGCAGCTATGATATGGATTATATCACATAGACGGTTGCCGGAAAAACCGAAAGATATAACGGATATGGCCGAAGAGCAATTTATTAATTCGATACCGCTTATAGGGCGACAGATTGCGGCGGCAAAATCCGGCTGGATGAGTACAGCCCCTCCGGTATTTAAACCGATTGAGGGCATTGGTAAATTGATGAGTGATGCGTCTAAAAAGGCTAAAGTAAACGCAATGCTTGAGGGTGGTGCCATTGCAATGGGATTACCATACACAGGCCCGAAAAGAGTTATAAAAGCAATGACAAAAGGCAAGCCTGAAGAATTAATCGGCGGGAAACCACGGAGGTAAGGAAAGATGTCGGTACCGAAAAACATTAAAATAGGATGGAGAAATTATAAAATCGAAAGACAGGACGTCATTGATGACAGTGAAGATGTGTATGGTGAAATAATATACGACAATCAAATTATAAAGGTTAGAAACAATCTGTCAGACGATGACATAAAAATCAACTTGTTACACGAGTGCATACACGGTGTTTTATGGCTGATGGGCAACGAACTGAGAAGGAATGAGGATTTTGTTAAAGCTTTAAGCGAGAATCTGTATCAGGTATTTAAAGAAAATGGAGATTTGTTAAAATATTTCAAGGAGTAATGTTATGCCAGTTACAGAGGGTTCATACGAAATTAAGAATTTTAATTGTAATGGTACCATAAACGAGTTTGATTTTGACTGGCCAGTATTCGGTGAAGAAGACCTTGTTGTCAAGGTATATGACGGTGATGGTAACGAAACCTTACTTGCGTTGACGACCGGTTATACGGTTGCAAAAGCCGGTAATGACTGGAAAGACGGTGGCGCGGTTACTACAATCGAAACTTATGCATCCGGATACACACTTTCTCTTGAGAGGGCTGTCGCACGTAAACAACCGGCGGATTATATCACTGGTGATAGTTTCCCCGCCGAAACGCATGAAAAGGTACTTAACAGAGCGATTATGATAATACAGGAATTGCAGAATCTTGTTGACCGCTCAATCAAGGCGCCGGCGGACGATCCCGATACAATTGAAATGACATTGCCGACAAAAACAAAAAGAGCAGACAGATATGTGTATTTTGACGCTGATGGTAAGCCGACAGCGGCCGGACAATCATTGCTGGGGGGGATAACTGTTACTGCTTTCGGTGAAACATTTCTTGATGATGCGGATGCGGAAGCGGTTTGCGACACAATCGGAGCATTGGATGTTAATAACGATACGCTTGACGATGTGACGGAAGGAACAACATACAAACGTCTTGCCGATGCCAATGCAAGCAATCATCCAACAAGAATTGATGATGCTGCACAATTTGAAAATGCACAAACAAGATATCTAAATTTATCGCTTGTTGGTTGGTCATATAATGTCACAAACGCGCAATTTTTGGGACATAGTATCGAACTACGTGAAACTGCAATATATGGGACAATAAAGGTAAATCTTCCGCATGGGGCGACTGTGACGGCAATGTACAGTATAGTATCAATACTGGGACATACTTACGTAAAAGTTAAACTGCATAGGTCATCAATTACGACGAATACAAATGACAATATGGCATATAATGAACATACGGGAGTGGGTGCAATTAACGATGATTCAATTTTTTACCCTGTAATCGATAATGAAAACTATCAGTATTATGTACATGTTTTAGGCGGTGATTACACATCATATTCAGAAATTACAGGCATAAGAATAACTTATACAATAACAGAGCCGAAACCATGATAACAGGAACATACACACCGGATCGTTACAACACAAACGGCGCTCAAACTGAATTCGACATCACGTTTGAGTTCGAGAAAGAGGATAATATACACGTCTGGGCACGCAACAAGACGACAGACGCCGAAAGTGAGTTGACGAATCCGACCGACTTTTCGGTAAACGGCGCAACGATTGTTACCGTGGATGTGTGGCCTGAAGGATATGAATTCATTATCAAGCGGATACTATCAGAGACACAGAATACCGATTACATCAGAAATGATAGTTTACCCTCAGAAAAAGTGGAGGTAGACTTCGACGATGTAGTGAAAATGATACAGCAACATAGCGAAACATTGTCAAGGATACCACAGTTAAAGCAATCATCGGAACATTCAGATATCGAGCTTGACGATCCGCAGGACGGATATTCGCTGATATGGGATGGCGGGAAGCTCAAGAACGCAAGGCAATTCGGGTCGGGCAGTTATGCGATTAAAGCATTTATGGAGATTTTCCTTGAAAGCCTTAACCAGGGAGCAGCACAGAGCAACTTGGGGATCAGTGATTTCGTTAAAACTTTATTGGATGATGCTTCGGCATCGGATTTTTTAACGGCGCTCGGGTTTTCATCTTTCATTAAAACGCTTATTGACGATGCGAATGCTGCCACGGCCCGAATAACATTGGGGGTGACAGACCCGATCGTCGAGGAAGTGAGCTTTTATTCCGGTTCAGGCATAGCCGATCCTGCTACAAGAACCGAAGATATCGGGGATAGGACGGGCGACACGGTAAGCAAACCCGGGTGGAAAGTAGCGAATGGGCTTGCAGGAACATCGAATATGCTTGATCGATTTTTGAGAATGGAATCAGTGGCGGGCAATACTGGTGGTAGTGACGATGCTATTGTTGTAAGTCATAATCATACCGGTACAACTGGAAATCAAAGTGTTAATCATTCACATAATTATGCAAGGGCAACATTACAACAAAGCCTGAATGCTGAAACTGGAGTTAATGGGTATTCTATTGGTACATGGCCGTCAACGGCAACATCAGGAGTTAGTCAGGGTCATACTCATAATTTTACAACGTCAACTGAAGGTATGTCTGGGGCAGGAGCGAATAAACCAGCATATTATAGTTTGATACCAATAATAAAAATGAGTTAGGTGATCTGAAATGATCAAGGCGAATGAAAAGGAAGTCGCTGTGATTCAAAAAGCTTTCAACCGTAAATTGGCAATCGAGGAACTCCTTGATAAAGCATTAATGAAACCGATAGCAGTGAGGAATAAGGAACTTCTTCATGATATTCTGGATGAATACGTAAACATGAATCGCATTATTGATACGTGGTGGGAGAAAATGGGGGAAAGGTACGGGTTTAACCATAATATACCTCATAATGTAAATTTTAAAACCGGAATTATCTCAGAAGGGCAAATATGACAATCGAGCAATTTAGACGGCTTCGCAATTTCAATATTGATGAGAAAGATATACAGGGCAGGCTTCTCATTTCTCAAATAGATATCGTCAAACCGGAGCTAATGAAAAAGATTGACGATGCTATTATGTTGGCTAAGATTGAATATGGCGAGGTAGCCGGACAATTTATTGTACACTGTATAACTGCTGGCAAACACACCGAAGGCAGTAAACACTATACAGGTGAAGCGATCGACGGACATTTTAGAGAGTTAAACTTATTTCAAACAGCAATGATCCTATTCAAGGTTAGGTTTACGGCTATCGGTCTATACCCGGAATGGCGACACAAGGGCATTCATGCGGATATTAGAGAACAAGACCATGTAAGTATGTGGGTACAGAAACAAGGTGAATATTTTTATGATTTTAATTATTTCATTGAGCAATTAGGGATTGAAATAGAATGTTGAGGTAATAATATGGGATTACTCACTAATGTAATAGGCAAGATACTTGGTATCGGTGGCAAGAAACCGGAAGATACACTTGTAGGTTCCATCCTGACGAAAAATCTTCCGAATAAAGCCGAAGTCAACAAAATTATGATGGAGATTGAACGGGAATATAATAAAAGTGAACATGAGTATGAAATGGGATTTATGGATGTGGTTAAATCGGCTGCCACTCTTACACAATATGATACCAAATTGTCAGTGATTTTAAAGGGCTCGTCACGATGGATAATAGCATTGATGTTCACATGCTTTTATATATATTCCCGATTGACAGGATTGCCCCTTACTCCATTCGATACACAGCTAATGGCTGGTTTATGGGGCTTTTTATTCTTGATGAGAAGTGCAGAGAAAATGTTAAAAAAGGATAAATAAATGGGGATAGTAATGAGCGAAAACGATCCTGAAATGAAAAATTACCAGTTTGGAAATCATACATGCCGAGTTAATGCAAAAATGGGATTATGAAGTCTCGCTTGCAAAAATATTATCAAAAAAGCTGTATGGTACAGAAAAATATGGGCAATTCATAGTCCATTGTATTGCATGGGGTAATCATAGTAAAGACAGTAAGCATAAAAGCGGTGAGGCTGGAGACGGTCATCATCGGGGATTAAATCTATATCAAACTGTTATGCTTATGATGAAGGCGGGGTTCACCGGAATCGGCATATATCCTGAATGGGCGCATCCGGGCGTACATGGTGATATCCGTAAACAGGATCATATAAGTACGTGGATTGGTTACTATCTCAAAGATCATAACGGTGACTACATAATTGGCGATGACGGCCACCGGATACAGAGGTATAACTACGATTTTAAGGATTTTATGGATGTGCTTTTAGAACAATCGGGGGTGGAATAAGTGACCGAGCCAGGCTTTGAAAGAGAAATAGAAAGGCATTATTTGGTGCTTAGCCAGATAGTGGAGCGATATGACAATTACAAAATGCTGGGAAATGATTATACGAATGAGTTGAAAGAATTTCGGGAACTTATTAACCGATTTCTCAGGAAGAAGAGGCGGTGGGACAAGGCCGCTGAAAAGGGGGATTGAGCATGAAGCAAGCCTTAACAGAGATGGGAAAACAAGTTATTAAAGAAGGGGCGGATCTGATCCGTGATCCAGAAGAAAAAATAAGTGAAGTAACTGTCGGAGAACGTCCGGCGCACATTAGAAAATCCACATTAACAATTATAATCACTTTATGCCTATTGGTAATCCTTGTTTTAATAGCAATATCAGTACTGCTAATCTCCATTTTTACGGAAAACATGAACTATGCGCAGGCTATTAGATTATTGAGGGCATGGGGGAATTTTTGTGTGTTATTCGCCAGTTGGTACGTGCCTACGATTGCTGCAGTAGTGTTCGGCTCAAGTTTGAAATATCGGAACCAGAAAAAAGATATATAATTGGTAGTCTATAACATAAATAAACGGCTTTTTATGGTAAAGTTTCCCGCATAAAAGAAAGAATAGAAAGGAAAAATAATTGCAACATAGATTTTGGACTCAGGAAGAGATTACAGTGCTTGAGAAATACTACCCGCATGTGGGAAAAGAAATCACTGTAGACGAGCTCGCGGAGGTTTTAAACCGTACCGCGCCATCTGTTATGAAGAAATGCACTTCTTTAAATATCAAGTCAGGATTCAGGGTAGATCAAATTGATTATGAGAAAATGAAAAATCTGGATAGTAAATGCCTGTCTCAAAAATAACAATGGAAATGTGGTTATCAGAACTGGAACATTTATCTGGCATCAATCAAGAGGCTCTAAAAAAGTTACAAAAAAAGGTCGAAAAAGGTGAAGATAAAAGACGTTCTAAATTGGGTGGTCGTAAGTGATTTACACTGCGGGTGTCAATTGGGATTATGCCCCGCGAATGGTATAAGACTTGATGAGGGTGGGATGTATAAACCCAACAGAATACAGCGGCTCGTCTGGGGATACTGGATTAATTTCTGGAAAAGCTGGGTACCAAAAGTTACAAAAAGAAAACCATACGGGGTAATTGTAAACGGCGATGTTGTGGACGGTAGCCATCATTCATCAACACATCAGATTACACATAATATCGCAGATCAGGCACAAATAGCATATGAGATTCTTGCCCCTATTGTCGAGAAATCTAAGGGTTTGTATATGATTCGGGGAACCGAGGCTCATGTTGGGCAGAGCGGAGAAAACGAAGAAAGACTCGCCCGCAGGTTGGGAGCGATACCGAACGAAGACGGTCAATATGCGAGATATGAGCTCTGGAAGAAAATCGGTGGCGGGCTTGCACACATACTTCATCACATCGGTACAACGGGAAGCCAGGCATACGAAACTACGGCTGTCGGTAAAGAATTGATTGAAGAGTATGCAGAGGCTGGACGGTGGAGGCTTGATCCGCCTGATATAGTTGTACGGTCACATCGTCATAGATTTGCACGCGTTGAGATTCCTACATCCAGAGGGGAGGGGATCGCAGTTGTTACTCCAGGATGGCAGGCGAAGACACCATATGCATGGAAATTACCGGGAGCGAGATTATCTACTCCACAATTTGGTGGGATTTTGATACGCCAGGGCGATGAAGTTTTGTATGTTAGATCGCAGGTATGGACAATTGGAAGGAGTAAAAGCGAATAATGAGAACTATAGAAGTATACGGTACTACTAATTGTGGTGCATGCATTAAGTTAGAAAAAGCATTAGAAAGAATGGAGATAACGTATACGAAAAGCGTTAATCCGGATAATAGCATAACGGGATATCCAACAACAATTCTGTGTGATGATAAGAAAGAGATAGAGCGAATAGAAGGATTTAGTCCAAAACGATTAAACAATATAGTGAGGTTTTTAAATGAGCAATAGTGTAATCGAACAATATGATCTAGACAAAGTTAAAGACAAAACTGACAGGGAATTGATTGTTGACGTACTGAAAGTACTTACCAACGACCATGAACATCGGCTGCAGGACATTGAAAATGCCGTATACAGGATTGATGATAGGATTGGAAAACTACAGCAAAACGATGGCATGTTAATTGACATTTATCATCGTATTGAGAGGGGTCTCAGAAGAGTAAATTTGATGTAAAGTAAGGTGGTCGCAATTTGCGGCCGCCCTTGGTATAATGCTCTAATTTTTTTAGATATTCGCAATATTTTCGCACTTCAGCATAGAAACAATTAATTTATTTTATTTATTTAAAAACTATCTCTTTATATTCCTTTAATTACGTTAAATGAATTAAATGATTATATGGAATATTAATATCGGGTATTCATTCAACGCAAACAGTAATTCAAATAATATAAAGAATTGGATTATTTCCCACCTCTTGTATTCGCGATATATTCGCGATTCAAGTCTCCAAAAACATTGATAGATGAAATTAGAGCATTCAGGTGATCCTGCGATCTATCATCATATTTGATTGTTACTTGCGGGGTAATCTGCCCTGCAAGTTGCATGACATCCCGCAAGTGTATGCCATTGTCGAAAAGCATCTGTATATATGAGTGTCGGAATGAATGATATCTAACAACCGGAAGACCTAGGTCCTGAAGCAATGCCTTCAATGTGTGCGCCTGCCATCCCTGCCCACCGAGAGGGCGCCCCATTGTTCCAGGGAACAGCCATTTGCTCCCACATTGCAGATACCATGTTTTCAGTATAGTAACAAGCTCATCGGGCATCGGAACAATCCGGATACTCGATTCGGTTTTTGGTGTCTTGTAAAGATATTCTGTGTACTGCATTTTAATTACGAAAGTCTTTTTCTTGAAATCGACATCTCTTCTGCGCAGAGCCACAGCCTCACCGATTCTGCACCCACCGAGCCGACCCAGGGCGATAAGGGCGGCCTCACGGGGCGGGGCTTTATCCAGCAATAGACGTATCTGGTCATTATTAAGAGTAACAGGTTTTTTAATCTTGGCTTCGATTGATTCAATCTCGTCGGCGGGATTGACATATATTAGCTTATCAAGTTTAGCGTATCTTAGTGCCTTCTTTACCTGCGAAAAAGTATTGCGGGCATAAGAGGATGAATAATTGATTAATAGATGGTTTCGGAGTCTATTCATATCGGCATGGGATAACTTTTGTAATCCAATGTGGCCGATAATACGGGCAACCGAAAGTAGTCTGTGCTTGATGTTGTTATACGAATTAATGGCAAGTGCATTATCCCTGTATTGTGTGCGTGGGTACAGATGGTTTTTGATGTAATATTCTATGTATTCTTTTACAAGAATGTTGTGTGGTTTAATTGTACTTCCGTGCCGGAATTCATCATACTTGTTATCTCGCCATTCGACAGCCTCTTTCATGGTATCGAATCCATGCCCTGGGGTATATTGTTGGTACATATACGTTATACGTACATAATACCGACCGTTCTTTTTCTCGATACCTGCAGGGCGTTTCGGCATTTATTTATACCACTTCCAAGTCAACCCTGTTTTTGGTACATATATTTCATCATAGATGTCATAATATTGTACGACCGCACCGCTACCGATACCCCAGCCAACTTCACCGGTAATAATATGCTCTCCAACAACAACCGCCATTTCGTAAGATTCTTCATTCCATAATGTAACTATGTATTCGTCATCGAAATATATTTTCTCAGTTATTCCGACTGCATCTTTGCTATAATGATTAACGAAATTTAGAATCGCATATTCGATTATGGGCTCTTCTTCCGGCGGATTATCTGAGCCGTTTGTATCTGATGTATTGGTAGTTTCTTCTTCTATTGGCGCGCTCGGACATCCGACAAAACATAACGCAATTATTAATATAGAGAGAATCAATATAATCTTTTTCATTTTCTCCCCCTGTCATTCAAATAGTATATCCAGCGATCACCTTTACAATAGCAAGTCCATTTGTTTATAGGATGCCTTTTTCTAGTCTCCCGCCCTCCTCCCCCTCTTGAGGAGGTCGTTTGATTTCCTTTATCTCGTATTCATTCTTGATATTATTCCATAGCTCGGTAGGGGTGATATCAAGGGTTTTGCATATTTTACAAGCAATATTAAATTTTGGCATTCGATTATATTTTTCAATGTAAGAAATTGATGTTTGATCTATTCCCGACATTTTTGATATATCAGATTGTAATAATCCCCTTTTCTTTCGCTGCTCTCTTAAAAAATCCCCTATTTTCATATTTATTACTCACCATTTCCGTTCCCGCCCCTTTATTAATTTAAAGTATAGCATATAGAATAAAAAAGTGCAATATCTTTTTTCGGAATATTAGTAAATAGTTCTTGACTTTTTATTTGTCATATGCTATTATGTATAGCAATTGGTAATTGAGGAGCGAATATGAAGACAAAAATTAAAAAAACTTCAAAGTTCATCAGGGAGTATGGAATGACATTGAGACAAATGTCAGACCGATATAGTTTCACTACAAATTATCTCTGGATACTTCACCAACGTGGCGATCTGCACGATTTCATTAAGAGGCAGAGAGAAATAGCGGAAGAAAAGAACGAGGCAGAACAAATTATAAAGGAGTAATGCTATGAAAGAATCACAAAAACTACACCTTAAATGCGATCTTTATGATTTTTTGATTTCCTTAACTTGCTGTGAAAAATCTATCCTTATCAGAGACATAGACCAGTGGATGGAAAAAGCAGAAAAAGCATTACATGAAATAGAATTACTCATTGCCGAATAAGGAAAGGCGTCAGCAGAAATCCAAAGAGAAGGTTGAAACTGAATAGGGGGGCGCGATGAACCGTTTGAATGCAATTCTGCTAATTATCGTAGTTTTGATAGTCATTTTCATGTTTTGGACTTTATTCAACAACGCGCATGCTGGCGAGATTCACGGACAATGCCTATTCGGCTACATAACAGAGACAAACCGTTCGTATCAGGTAGAGCTCGGACTTGAATATGACTTTAACTTGTTGAGCTTTCCCGTGGCAATCGGCGGTTCATACCTCACTCAAATGGAATTTGCTGGTAATAACAATATCCGATTCGCGCCATACAATGAGCAATATAGATTCTTCACCGAAATAAATCCCTTCGAGATATTCGTTATTAAGTACCAGCATGTATGTGTCCATCCAGTATATAGCTACGAAGAACAGTTTGTGGAGCACTTTGAAGAACGCGGGAACAAAACTGTTATATCGGCGGGGATAAAATGGTAAATATCCTGACAGTCAAAGAGGTGGCGGGTTTGCTCAGAACCAGCATACCGAATGTGTACAATCTTATTACTAAACATGGCTTGCCCGCTAAAAAACTTGGGGATAGACGGATAATCATCATCGAAAGTGAATTCGAGGATTGGTTGAATGGCCTTGAGGGTATACCGGGTGCAATAAAAAGAAAGTCAAATATAGGGTTAGTCCAGGGGGGTATGGGATGAAAACTCAAATGACACGAACGGCAGTATTACCTAGGCATTATGAAACAGGGGAAATGTTGATGGTTATTGATGACATGCGTTATGATGAAAACCTTTCATTCATCGGCAGTCATGGCGGCAATTCCTTTAATGGCAATATTAATTTCTCTGGAATCGGTGAGTATGAGGCTGAGGATGGGGATGGGATTAAATTGAGTGGGCGAAGGATAGCGTGATGAAAAATATAGAAATCAAAAACAGATACAATGATGGGATTATTTTTTCAGGCAAATATGAAAATATTAAAGATTGCTTAGAAAAAAATAGGAACGCAGACCTTAGGAACGCAGACCTTGGGGGCGCAGACCTTGGGGGCGCAGACCTTGGGGGCGCAGACCTTGGGGGCGCAGACCTTAGGGGCGCAGACCTTGGGGACGCAAACCTTAGGGACGCAAACCTTAGGAACGCAGACCTTGGGGACGCATACCTTGGGGACGCAAACCTTGGGGACGCAAACCTTAGGGGCGCAGACCTTAGGGGCGCAAACCTTGGGGACGCATACCTTAGGAACGCAGACCTTAGGGACGCAAACCTTGGGGACGCAAACCTTAGGAACGCAGACCTTGGGGGCGCAGACCTTGGGGACGCATACCTTGGGGACGCAAACCTTAGGAACGCAGACCTTGGGGGCGCAAACCTTGGGGACGCAGACCTTAGGGACGCAAACCTTAGGAACGCAGACCTTGGGGGCGCAGACCTTGGGGACGCATACCTTGGGGACGCAAACCTTAGGGGCGCAGACCTTGGGGGCGCAAACCTTGGGGACGCATACCTTAGGAACGCAGACCTTAGGGACGCAAACCTTGGGGACGCAAACCTTGGGGACGCAAACCTTGGGGGCGCAGACCTTGGGGGCGCAAACCTTGGGGGCGCAGACCTTGGGGGCGCAAACCTTGGGGGCGCAGACCTTGGGGGCGCAGACCTTAGGAACGCAGACCTTGGGGGCGCAAACCTTGGGGGCGCAAACCTTAGGGGCGCAGACCTTGGGGACGCAAACCTTGGGGACGCAAACCTTAGGAACGCAGACCTTGGGGACGCAAACCTTAGGAACGCAGACCTTGGGGGCGCAAACCTTGGGGGCGCAGACCTTGGGGGCGCAGACCTTGGGGGCGCAGACCTTGGGGGCGCAGACCTTTTAGTCGCTATTGATTCACTTTATTCCCTAAAATTACTCCCCCCAAAAACTAAATTAATATACTGGAAATATCTCGTTAAGGGAAAATCTCCATATCAAAATTATAAATATGAGGCTGGCAAAGAATACACTTTTAATGACTATAATCAAAATGAAACAAAATTATGCGGAAAGGGTGGTAATGTAGCAACACTATCATGGTGTCTCAAGGATAATACAAATGCTGATGAATTTATACAAGTAGAATTCAAGGTTGAAGATATAATAGCTATTCCATATTTCACAGATGGTAAATTCCGTGTTAAACGATTTAAAATATTAAAACAATATACGCGTCAAGAAGCTATAAAATTCTTTATTCGTAAATTGAATAAGCAAAATGGAGATTTGAGGTGAGAGAGAATACACGTGAAGAAATCTGGGATGAAGTGAGATCGTTGCGGGAAGAGAATAAAGCATTGTGGGGTAAACTGCAGGAAGTTACTAACACGCTTGAAGACATCATTCAGGAGGCACAAATGGGAATGGAAAATATTAAAATTATGACAAGAGATTTGGGAGGGAGTTATTGAAAAATGAAAACTATTAATCTCACGCAGGGGCAAAAAACCATTGTGGATGATAACGATTTTGAAGATTTGAACAGGTATAAATGGTATGCACGATGGAGCAGATGTACAAAAAGTTTTTATGTTTTAAGAAATATGCGAAATGGCAAGGAACGTAAAACAGTAATTATGTCACGAGTAATTATGAATGCTCCACCAGCTAAACAGGTCGACCATATAAATCATAACACGCTTGATAACAGGAAAAGTAATTTACGGTTAGCAACCCGCCATCAGAATCAATTTAATACAAAATCTCAAACTGGATTATCAGTATATAAGGGGGTTTATTTCCATAAACAAACGCATAAATGGCTATCGCAAATTTATAAAGATGGAGTGAATCATTATTTAGGTCTTTTTAAGAACGAGAGAGACGCAGCCTTAGCATATGATAAAGCAGCTCGAAGGCTTTTCGGAGAGTATGCCTATACAAATTTCTGAGGAGACACAAATGGATAAGATTCTTAAAATTGATGAAGATACTGTAGTCGACATATCACAAGTTGAGGGGATAAGTAGAAATAAAGATAGCAACAATACAACGATTTTTATGAAATCTGGAGAAATGTTTATTCGCGAGGGCATTATGGATTATTCAAGTATTGTGAATAGATGGGCTAATTTTATCGAGGGGGCGTGAAATGGATAAAGAAGAAAAAATGTTAGTTGAATATGAGACAGAACATGGAACGGTTAAGCTATCACCGGGCATTATTAGAAAGTATCTAACAAATGGTGATGGGACTGTAACCGATGTAGAAGTTGTAATGTTTATCAATCTTTGTCGATACCAGCAGCTAAATCCCTTCCTAAAAGAAGCATATCTCATCAAGTACAGTAACAAATATCCGGCAACAATGGTTGTCGGAAAAGATACGTTTCTTAAACGTGCTGAAAGGCATCCAAAATATGACGGCTGTCGGGCAGGGATTTATGTACAAAAAGAAAAGAAGCTTGATAAGCGTATAGGCACTTTACTGCTCAAAGGTGAAGAGCCTGTCGGTGGATGGGCTGAGGTGTACCGGAAAGATTGGTCACACTCGGCTGAGATGTCTGTTTCATATCGCGAGTATGAACAGAAAAAATCTGATGGAGAAACTAATCGTCAATGGTCTAGGATGCCAGCAACAATGATACGGAAGGTGGCGCTTGTACAAGCTCTCCGAGAAGCATTCACAGATGAATTCCAAGGCATGTACGATTCTGCTGAAATTTCTGCAGAACCACCCGCATACGATGTTGAACATTATGAAGTTGAATCCGAAAAGCCAGAAGAAAAGAGAGAGAAAACAGCAGAGTACAAAAAACTTGAGGCTCAGATTCTAAAAAATGTCAATAACTCGCTATTTACTGGAACGGTTATGATGGACGGAAAAGAGGCTGATCTCGAATATTATAAGCAAGAAATACCCGCAAAGTTGAAAGAGAAAGTATTCACGATGGAACAGTTGCAACATTCAGCAGACACTGTAGGCCGAATGTTATTGGCCACATCAGAACAAAATAAGGAGGCAAAAGATGAGTGATTCATTGATTCCTATTATGGATGAAGAAACGGAAGAGCAAGGCGAAATAACAAAAGAATCGGGATTAATTGTTCAGAAAGCTATTGCATTAAAGGTTGAAAATGATGAGCAGTTACATTTTGCCTATGATTTAAACAAGAAAATTAAACTAGTTGAAAAAAGGGTCAATAAATATTTTGATCCATCAATCAAAAAAGCTCATGAAACCTGGAAATCTAATCTTGCAATGAAGAAAAAACAGAGTGAACCATTAAAAAGGGCTGAGAAAATCATCAAGTCCAAAACTACGCTATATCATGAAGAACAAGAACGAATCCGCTGGGAAGAAGAACGCAAACGGCAAGAAGAACTCAGAAAACAGGAAGAAGAATATCGGTTAAAGGAAGCTGTCGAGACTGGTGACGAGTCAGTTTTGGATGAGCCGATTGTTGTACCCGTAGTAAAAATGGAGGATACAACAAAACACGAAGGGGTGTCTTACTCTAAAAAATGGAAAGCTCGCGTTGTTGATTTTTCAAAAGTGCCGGATGAATACAAAATTATTAATCAGGTAAAGATCAATCAAATTGCAACAGCAACGAAAGGAAAAATCAATATCCCTGGAATTGAAGTTTATGCCGAAAAAATAGAGAGGATAAAGGTTTGATAAAGTTAAATGAAAATCATGAATATGTTGAGGATGGCAAGAGTTATCCTTCTGTTACGCAGATTCTTAAAAGATGTGGACTGATAGATACAACATGGTTTTCAAACGAATCGGCGCAACGGGGAACATATATTCACGAAGTACTTGCCCTTATCGACGGCAACACACCCTTAATGGTGATTGATATTCCGGTAGATATTGAGGGTTATGTTGATGCCTACTTAAAATTCAAGAAAGAAGTGGATTTTAAGATACAAGATATCGAAAAGCATCATATCAATAAAGAGATGGGATTTGCTGGAACACCTGATAGGACGGGTAATTTAAATGGTTCCGAAGTTATCATCGATATTAAAACGGGTGTAAAGCAAAAATGGCACGGAGTACAATTGTCGGGTTATAAAGTTTTGATTGACGGGAACCGCCTACTTTATGGGTTATATCTTGGCAAAAACGGGAAATATAAACTTGAGCAATATAATGATAGAGATTATCGAAACATTTTTATGTGTGCGTTATCATTGGAAAAATGGAAGGAATAATGAATGACTGAAATAATAATACCAGCCGCCAAACGATTAAAAGCAGAAACAAATAACATTATGTGTTATCAAATTCCAGAATTTGTGTTGGATTATTATTTGTTATTTGTCGAACAGCAAGAAGAAAAAAATATTCACTTCGATAAACTAAAAATCTCCAAGCCTTTCAAACAACGTACCACCGGCAAACACAGTCAAAACCACCATATCAATGGTCATATTGCACAGATAGCCAATATTACAGGCATGGATTTTGATACGCTGAAATCATACTTCAAGAGACTTGCAATCAAAAGAAAATATCCCTTTGATACTGCGCCCGATGGTGAGGCAGAGCCGTGGTCTGAGCGTAGGATCGACACCACCCAGGCGGGATATCTCATCGATGAGATACATCAATTTGCAGATGAGAATAACATAACGCTGAAAGAGGATGGCTTTGGGATTCTATAAAATATTGCAATAAGGGGGAAGTGCTATGTCGGGCGGACACTTTAATTATGCTTATTCAACAATGCGGAATTTTGTAGAAGACTTGAAAGATGAAATAAAAGAAAATGACAGGCGGGCATATCCCTACTCTGATGAAACCATATCCTTGCTTAAAAGAATAAAATGGATTGTGGGTATTGCGGCATATTTAGCAAGAAAAACTGAGTGGTTGTATTCGGGTGACATTGGGGAAGATTACTTTAGAGCAGGCGTTAAGGAAGGATTGGGGGCATTAAAAAGAATAACATAAGATTACCCTACAGGTTCATTAAAATCACATTTAGTCGGGTAAATATATTTCTAAGGATTAAACGAATGCGTCCTTCTTTTAAAACAATCAAAATCTATGATCCATCAAACAAATATTTGGGCACATACCGGATTGCCCGGAACTGGGAGACATGTAAAAAGATAGCGGGTACAGAATGGACAACGTATTATCGGGGGGATTGGCATCATGTGTATGGACGATACGGCATATTAAAATTAATGGTCGAAGCTATTGTGCCATTAACAAGGAACGTGCACATCTACGAAAAAACGAATGAATATAAACAAGTGCAATACATAGGCGAGTTGCTACATAAATATCATTACGGACGAATATTACATGAAATGCTCAAAATTATTGCGGGATGGGAGAAAAATAGGCCGAAGCAACTGACCATCAAAGAGGTGGAACAGGAATGAAATATATTGATCTCACACAGGGTCAAAAAGCAATTGTCGATGATGAAGATTTTGAGAAGTTGAATCGATATAAATGGCATGTATTGTGGAATAAAGATACGAAAAGTTTTTACGCAATGCGAAGTATATATAATGGCAAAGAATGGAAGACAACACTTATGGCACGGATAATTATGAATGCTTCACCAGATAGGCAGGTTGATCATATCAATCACGATACATTGGATAATCGAAAAAGCAATTTAAGATTAGTAAATTACCAACAGAATCAATTTAATCAAATGTCACACAATAAAAACAAAACATCTCAATATAAGGGCGTTTCTTATGATAGAACAATGCATAAATGGAGAACACGTATTTGTAAAGATGGGGTAAGGTATTTTTTAGGTCGTTTCAAGAACGAAAAGAAGGCAGCTATGGCTTATAATGAAGCAGCTCGAAGAATGTTTGGGGAATACGCCCATATTAATACGATTTGAGGAGATAGAATAATGCGGCGATTGCTTCGTGGTTTTCTGCATCTGATCCAGGATATCTATTTTAGGATATCCCATAGAAGGATGTTTGGGCGATAACGTTTGAGCAAAGGAAATCAAATAAAGAGAAGGAAACCAATGGAGAGAAAATTAACAAATAAGATGGAGAGGGATGTTTTCGACGCAAAGTCTTCTGCATGGCAGTTACTTGAAGGGGTTTATACCAAGTACCTTGACATTATGCCTCGTTCCTTGCAACAAGCAATACTGGATGCAATGAAAAAACTTACAGCAATAGGAATGGAGATGCTTAAATGAAACGGATACAATTTTTCGTTGAAGAGTCTGTTTTTGAAAAAATAGAACAATGTGCAAAAAAGCAAGGATTGACAATAGATAATATGGTACGGCATGCAACATATCAATATGTGAATAAAAATACAAAAAACAAAATAGGCGATAGTGGGAAAATAAAATTGAATGGTAAATCTTGATTCTAAGGCATTTTTTTATCAGAATGTATACATATACGAATATTTTATTTTTTTCATTTTAAATTGATTTAAACGTACGTCCTGTACGTGCGCAGAGATGTCAGTATGATAGCTGTACTCGAAAATGACATATCAAAAGGTGGATGCGGAATAAATGTTAATTATGGGATTTAATACGGATGATTTGAATGGGTTTGACAAGCAATATCGCCAGTCATTTGAAATACGATGGGACGGGATGCCGGGGACAACGATTGACGATTATATGGAATATTTTAAAGTTTTCCTATCGGCATATGGGTTTACCCAGGAAACAATCGAGGATTATTTCAAGGGGGAGAGCGATGGATTACAGAAATCTTCCGTGGTCTCTTGAGCATCGAATATTTCAGCGATGGCTCGAAATATTGGAGCTGAATAACAGCCTATCCAAAAGGATATGTGACACGCTGGCAGAAGATGAAGTCGAAGTTTGGCGTGATGAGCAAATAGAGAAATATAGCAGAGATGACGGAATAATAATTGAGGAATGAATGTATTATTGATAGCCTTACAGGCACCCCCTCTTGCGGGGCTAGATTATTCGGGGCTATGTTGGGACTATGTTGGGACTATGATAAAATCATATTTTGAGACAGAATTAGGCAAATTGTATAACGGCGATTGTTTAGAGGTTATGCAAGAAATGGATGATAATGGCATTGATTTGGTTTTAACTGATCCACCCTATGGAATAAAGACAGCAATGACAGGAAAAACCGGCAAAGTGGGTGGAGGACATGTGGTGCCAAGTACAGAATATGGATATCAAGAATGGGATAAAAAGATTCCCAATAAAATATATTTTGATGAAATGAAGCGTATCGGTAAAAATCAGATAATTTTCGGTGGCAATTATTTTGCCGAATATTTAGATAATTCACCATGCTGGATTGTATGGGATAAACACATAACGGGCAATTTTGCTGATTGCGAATTGGCCTGGACATCTTTTAAAAGAGCCATAAAGCGGTATTCAATATTATGGAATGGAATGTTAAGGGTAGAAAAAGAATACAAACGCACCCACCCTACACAAAAACCGATTAGATTATTTTGTCATATTTTAGAAGATTTTACAAAAGGTAACGATTTAATTTGTGATCCATATTTGGGGTCGGGCACAACGGCCATTGCCTGTGAACGGTTTAACCGCAAATGGATAGGCATTGAAATATCAAAACAATATTGCGATATAGCAGTACAGCGTATTAAACAAGAGACGGCACAATATAAACTGGAACTATTAAGATAAATGAAGGACGCATATTATTTCAGCCATGATAGTAATGCACGGCGTGATCCTAATATTCAATATATGATGCTAGATTACGGCTGGATGGGATACGGCTGGTATTGGGGATTGATAGAAATATTGAGAGATCAGAAAAAATATAAGTTTCCCTTGAGTCGCACATGCACTCTAATTAAAGAATTCGGGGATGAAATCGAGACGTTTATTAATGAATGTATCGAAAAATATGGCCTTTTTGTTAAAGATAATGAATTTATTTGGTCGGCCTCACTGTTGCACCGGATGAAAGAGAGAGAGCGTATCTCTAAAGTACGTAAGGAAATGGGGCGAAGGGGCGGACAAGCAAAAGCTAAGCAATTGCTAAGCAAAAGCTTAGCAGGAAAGGAAAGGAAAGGAAAGGAAATAAAAGAAAAGGAAATAAAAGAAAAGAAAGTAAAGTATAAAGACAATGTAACTATGACTGAAATTGAATATAAAAAACTAATAGCCATGATTGGCGAGAACAATACAAAGGCATGCATTACAAAACTAAATGACTACAAGGGGGCTAAGGGCAAAAAATATAAGAGCGACTATTTAGCAATACGAAACTGGGTGATAAATGAAGTTACCGGGAAACCAACATCGGCCTGGGAGATGGATAAAAAGAAAGTGCCGGTATGTCCAAACTGCGGGAAGTCGTTGAAGAATGAAATCAATATCGGCGTTACGCATTGTTATAGCTGCGATGCTGATATAAGGGGGATAAGGTGAGAGATAGTATTTTTGGGGCGATTTTTGATGTAATGCTTGGACTATGTAGTGCAATCAGTATTTTTATTTCTGTATGGAAATATTTTAATGGGAATCATTTGACGGCGCTCTATACGATTAATTTAGCCGCAATGTTCCTGATAATAGCTATATGGCGGAAACAAAAATAACAGGAGAGATAAAATGAAATATTATGTAACGGCTCATCAAAACAAAAAGATTGCTAGATTGAATAGGAAGGGGCACGGGAAGATTACAGCATTAGAGACTTATAAATATTGGAGATATATTGAAAAGATTCTTCCTGAAATAGATACGGCAAATAAAAATTATAAAACATATATCCGTGGCTCCCATTTTATTGTAGAGGAAGTAAGCGGGGCGGATACAGAGCGGACAAAATGATTGATACAGACATGTTGGAAACAATCGCAAGGGTAATTGGATATCATTTCTGGCAAATTGAAACTGATAGAGCTGCCATTGCATGCGGTATGGATACAGCCGTAGATGTAATGAAAGCACTGGGAGGGGATGAAAAAGATGATAAAAGGGAACGGAATGAAAATAACACCAGAAAATCTTGTTAAGCGTGAAATCAAAGATTGGTTATCATTTATGGGATGGTTCCATTTCCCGATATTGCAAGGCCTGGGTGCATATCATGGTATACCAGATATTATTGCAGTGAAAGATAAAGTGGTATTATTCATCGAAGTGAAATCGGAAAAAGGGAGATTGTCGCCAAGCCAGCAAGACTTTTTCCGGAATATCGCGAACCAGGGAGGCCATTATATAGTTGCACGTGGATATAGAGACATAGAAACATATGTTAATGATATCAAGGAATAAATCATGAAATATTACATGTTGGACGAGACAGGTGAGATTTATAAACTTAGTCATTATACATCCGGCGAATATGAGGGAATGACTTTGATAGAAATGACCAGAGATTATGGTGGGCCAATGTTTTGTAAAATAGAAGGAGAGTTTTGCGTAGATACACGAGAGACCTGCGGGTACTATAACTGCGATGATTATAGTCCATGTAATGGAAAATCGGGTCGATGCAGACACCTTGTTAATGGTTTCATGGAAACCGGGAAAAAATATAAAGTGCATGATAGCCGAATAGTGAGGATTTATGAATTACGAAACGGGTAATAGAGACATCATAATGTGTGCTGATAAAGAATGTCCAAGACGATTTGATTGTCATAGATATATCGGTAATTGGGCTATTGATTATACTATACGTCAATCAATGTTTACTGAGTCGCCACGGGATAAAGATGATAATTGTGAATATTTCGTGGAACGATATTGGAAAGGAGAAAAAAATGGGTGCGACAGTTAAAATTATGTTGAGTTATAATTATTGTCATTTTGAAATTTGCAAATCTACTGAATAAGGGGATATAAAATGTCGTCAAAATATCAGTTATTCAAACTATATCAAAATTATCATAAATCACCGAGTAAAGACATGCGGTGCGAAACATGCAAGCATCTCAAAACATATCATTATCACGGGAAATATTATCATAAATGTAAATTGATTGGAGAGTCGAGCTCTGCGGCAACAGATATCAGATTAAGTTACGTATGCAATATGTGGAATAAAGATTTGAAAGATTTGCCGATTTTCGGAGGATCCAATGTCGTTAAAAACTGATTTAATCACTGCAATATTATCGATTGATAATTTTTTATGGCGTGAAGATGATCCTGTTAAATTCCGTGAGGATGTAATGTTTATCATAAAAGATGCGATTGATGAGATAGAGAAAGCAGAAATTCTTGAAACGTTCAAAAAGAAAAAGGGTAAACAATGACTGATCCCGGGTAGCGTTTTCGATAGCCTTTTTGCGCCGGAAACATGAGATGGTCGACGGGCAGAAGCAAGAAATATTTACTGATAGATGGGCTTGGATACCCTTAGTAAGTACCGTAATATGGGTTTCTGCATTCATGACGATAATATTTAAGTTTATGAATATGTGAGGCT